CTCGATCTTTCACGACTGCAAGTAATTGCATTGGGGTAGGTGCTGAACATTTGAGGCAACACGCCAGAAGGTCAGCTGCGCCTATGTTTTGAGGAGAACGCATGGGGAAGCGGGGTCCGCGTCCGACGCCAACAAAATTTAAGATCCTCCGGGGCAACCCTGGCTGCCGCCCCCTAAACAAAGACGAGCCTGAGCCGCCATCGGATGGCGTTTCAATGCCGCCGCATTTGGGCGAAGTCGCTGCTGCGCGGTGGCGTGAACTGCTGCCAATGCTTCAATCTGTCCGCGTGATGACTCGTGCGGACATTGAAGCGCTGGCTAGGTATTGCGACACGTACGAGTGGTGGCTTGCAACGCGGGCCAAACTGAAGAAGGAAGGCGACACCTACCCAATTCTGAACGATGGCGGCGATGTTAAGTACATCGCGCAACGCCCCGAGGTTTCGATTGCCCACAAACTGGCCCAGCAGTTGCGGCAGCTAGAGCAAGATTTCGGACTTAACCCGTCCGCCAGGGCCTCATTGCATGTCGAAAAGTCGCAAGCCATCAAAGACGAAGAAGACCGGCTCATGTTCGGCTGAGAAGCCGTGCAAGGTTTGTGCCTCGTGCATCGCAGTTCGGTTCTTTGAAAAGCACCTGACGCATGCCAAGGGCGAGCTCGGCGGCAAGCCGTTCCTGTTGCAGCCGTGGCAGCGCCACTACGTGCGAGCCCTGTTTGCCGAAGAGAACAACCGAAGGAAGGTGCGAACTAGCCTGCTCGCGTTGCCTCGCAAAAACGGCAAGAGCACGCTCGCGGCTGGAATAGCCTTGAGATGCCTACTCGAGCCTGAGCCAGGTGCCGAAGTCTATTCGTGCGCAGCTTCAAGGGATCAGGCCCGGTTGGTTTTCGATACCGCAAAGATCGCGGTTGAGCAGTCGCCAACACTGTCGGCGCAGTTGAAGGTGTACCGAAACGCCATCGTTCGAGAGTCAACGCACGCCACCTACAAATCACTTTCCGCCGAGGCTGGATTGCAGCACGGGCTTTCGCCTCATGCCGTGGTTTTCGATGAGCTCCACGTAAGCAATCGGGAAATGTGGGAAGTCATGCTGTCAGGCCAAGGGGCAAGACGAAACCCGCTGACGGTGGCATTGACCACCGCAGGCTACGACCGAAAAAGCGTCTGCTGGGAAATCTGGAAATACGCAGAGGCCGTCGCAGCCGGGGCAGTCAAAGACGATACGTTTCTGCCGATGATATGGGCGGCAGATCCTGCTGCTGACTGGAAGCTGGAAAGCACTTGGGCATCTGCTAATCCAAACCTTGGTATTTCTGTGCGGCTTGATTTCCTCCGCAGCGAATGTGCCAGGGCGATTGAGATGCCGACGTATGAGAACACTTTTCGGCAACTGTACTTGAACCAGTGGACAGAGCAAAGCACGAGGTGGCTGCGGATGGATCACTGGGCACAAGGCGACAAGCCATGCCCCGTGGATCTAGCCGGCCGAGAATGCTGGGCCGGGCTGGACTTGGCCACGACGTTTGACACCACGGCCCTGGTGCTGCTGTTCCCGCTGGACGATGGCGCGTTCTGGATTGAGCCGCACTTCTGGATTCCAAGCGACAACGCCCACCAGCGAGAACGTAGAGACAAGGTGCCTTACTTGACGTGGCAGCGGCAGGGCTATCTGACGATGACTGATGGCAACGTCACGGACTTTGACAAGGTGCGGGCAGACATCAACGCCATAGCCAGCAAATACCGCTTAAAAGCCTGCGGACTAGACCCGTGGAATAGCGCTCAACTTGGGCAGCAACTGCAAGGGGATGGCCTGCCCATGCGAGACTTTCGACAGGGCTACGGATCTTTATCCGCGCCTTCAAAGCAACTTGAAAACTTGTGCGTGGCCGGCAGGTTGATACACGGCGGGCATCCAGTGCTGTCGTGGCAAGCGTCCAACGTAGCGATTCAACAGGACAGCGCGGCAGGAAACATCAAACCGAGCAAAGCCAAGTCAACGGAACGCATTGACGGCATTGTTTCGCTCGTCATGGCTATTGGGTTGTGGCAACAAGCAACTGCGCCGGCCCCTGAGCAACCCTGGGAAATCCACACCATATGATTGCCAACGCCGAGACGCCCGAAGACAAGTCGTACCGCATCATAGACCTGCGTGGCACCTACGGCGACGGCTGGAGCGAATCGCCTGCTCGAGGCCCGGCCGGCGTCCGAGTGACGCCAGAAACGTCGATGAACTGCTCGGCAGTTCTGGCCTGCGTGCGTCTGATTGCCGAGAACGTGGCAACGATTCCGCTGCACCTGTACCGGCGGCTGGCAGAGGGCGGCAAGGAACGTGCCCGCGATCTGCCGCTGTACCGCATCCTGAGCCAGCAGCCAAACGGGTGGCAGACCAGTTTTGAGTTCCGGGAGATGCTGACCGCTCACTGCCTGCTCTACGGCAACGCCTACGCGGAAATCCGCAGCGGTTCCGCCGGGGCTGTGACTGAGCTCTGGCCGCTGCACCCGTCACGAATGAAGGTGACGCAGCTCGAGGACGGCACGCTGCGGTACTGCTACCGCGAGCAGAACGGCAGCGAGTCGTACTACCGGCAGGATCAGATTTTTCACCTGCGGTGGTTGTCGAACGACTCTGTGACCGGAATGTTGCCGATCAACCTCTGCCGCGACGCTATCGCCCTGGCCCAAGCCCTTGAGGCTCACGGTGGCTCGTACTTTGGCAACGCCTGCCGGCTGTCGGGGCTCATGGAATCCGACAACCCAATAACGGTTGAGACTGCCGAGCGTTTGCGTGAGCAGTTTGAAAGAATTCACAGGGGCGCTGACCGGGCTCATAGGACGGCTGTGCTGCCTCAGGGCGTGCATTGGAAGGACGTGCAGAGCAGCAACGAGGCGAGCCAGTTTCTTGAGACCCGGCAATATCAGGTGATTGAGATTTGCCGGGCGTACCGAGTCGATCCGTCCTACGTGCAAGACAAGACGAAGGTCGGCTATGCGTCGCAGGAACAGGCCGCCATCGACTTGGTGCAGCAGACGCTGCTGCCGTGGTTCCGCCGTTGGGAGTCAGCGATCACGCGGGATCTCGTGACGCAGGACGACGTGTACTTCGCCGAGTTTGACACTCGCGGCCTGCTGCGTGGCGACCTTTCCGCCCAAGGTGCGTGGCTGCAGACGATGCTGACCACCGGCATCTACAGCGTCAACGAGTGCCGTGAGGTTCTGAACATGAACCCGATTGGCCCAGAGGGCGATCAGCGGTACATGCAGATGAACTTGACCACGATGCAGGGCATCGCGGCCGATGCCAGCGTTGGTAATGCTGGCGAGCCCGCCCCGGCCGACAATCTGCCCGTTTCGTACACCGACGAACTACTCAACGGCGAGACGCCGCCGGAAGGTGCCGTTAAGCCTGCCGGCCCAATGCCACGCTCTCGCAAGCCACGCAAGAAGAAGTGAGCCACATAGACAATCTTGAACGCCGCTCAGTTGCCCTGCCGCTGACGATGGAAACCCGAGACGCCGGCAAGGCGTACATCGGTGGCTACGCCGCCAAGTACAACGTCCGCAGCACGATGCTGGGCACGTTCCGCGAGCAGATCATGCCGGGGGCGTTTACCCGCGCTCTCAATGAGCAGTCGCACCCGGTTGTGGCCTTGTGGAACCATGATCCGAACTACGTGCTTGGATCAACCCGGAGCGGCACGCTGACGGTGAACACCGACGATGAGGGCATGCGGTACAGCGTCGAGGTGCCCGACACGCAACTGGGCCGGGATCTCTCTACGCTCATTGCTAGAGGTGATGTGTGGGGCTCAAGTTTCGCCTTCGTCATTGGCGAGGAATCGTGGGACAAGGACGAAGACGGCACGGCCCTGCGTAGCGTGATTTCGGTGGAAGGCGTCTACGACGTTTCACCAGTTCTGACGCCAGCGTATGAGCAGGCCACTACGGGCGTGGCGGTTCGCAGCTATGAGCGGTTCCTACAATCGCACCGACCGGCGCTGAAGCTGCCGGCACTTCGACGGGATGCGAAGTCAGAGAAGGCGATTCGTAGGTTTTTGAGGCAGCATGGCCGTCAAGTCGGGTGATGTTTGCGAGTGCCGCGCGGCACGCTACGGCGTGTATGCGTCGGTGGACAGAGGCGGCGTCTGCACTCGCTATCTGCGATGCCCCGCGTGCCGCAAGACGGCCAAGCACGTCGTGAAGTCGTGCGAGATACGCAGGCGCTCTGTACCTAGTTAGGTACTCACGTCACATCCTGCTTCTGCAAGGACTGCCCGGCCCGGCTCTACCGTGCGAATAGGTCATTACCTACCGCACACAGGAGCCACACACATGGCCGCCAGCCGCGTCAAAGAACTGCTCGACGAACTCGCCGCCACTCTCGCTGAGCTCGGCATGCTCGATGAAGAGGGCGCTGCGGAAGAGGCTGCCGAGAACACCGATGGCACGCCGGCTGACGGCGAGCGATCCGCCGTTGAGGCCGTCGAGGCCCGTCAGGCCAAGTACGACGCCCTGCTTGCCAAGGCTGAGCGGATCAAGGCCGCGATTGCCAAGAGCGAGGCCGCTGAGGCCCGCAAGGCCGAACTGCTCAAGGTTCTGCACCGCGCTGCACCCGTGGAGACAACCGACGTGAAGACGCGCATCGAGCCGATTTCGACCCGTGGCTACAAGCCCGGCATTTTTGAGTCGCCCGAAATGGCCCACCGCTGCGGCCAGTGGCTCAAGGCCCACTTCGGCGATCGTCAGGCAAGGCAGTGGTGCTCGGACCACCTCGGAACCGAATACCGCGACATGGGCGGCCAGGTGAACAGCCTCGGCGGAAACCTCGTGTTTGAGGATTTCTCCAACACGATCATCCGCCTTGTCGAAAAGTTCGGCGTGGCGATGAACGTTTTCCAGAACGTCACCATGTCTTCGGACACCCTTCTGGTGCCTCGCCGGTTGACGGGCGTGACCTCGTACTGGCTCGGTGAAAACTCGACCATCACGACAAGCGACCCGACCGCAACGATGGTGCAGCTGGTGGCCAAGAAGCTGGCCTGTGCCACCAAGGTCAGCAACGAGCTGCTGGCCGACAACGCAATTTCGGTTGCTTCGTGGCTCGCGCAGGAATACGCCACGTCGCTGTCGTCCGCCATCGACGATGCGGCCTTCAACGGCACGGGCACCTCGAGCTACGGCG